ATCTTCCTCGTGATATTGTAAACGAGGATTCTATTTTTGGTGAAGATATTCCTTCTAGATTTAATTCTTCTCATAAAATCGAAATGTATATAGAAAATACAGAAGGGTTTGATGGAGAAGGAGATTTATTTACAAGATTTGGTGTAGAGATTAGAGACGAAGCAACACTCGTCGTATCGCGACGTAGGTGGGTTCAACAAGTTTCTAGGAAAGATAATGAATTAAATAGTGCTAGACCAAGAGAAGGGGATTTAATTTATATCCCTCTTTCAGGATCTTTATTTGAAATAACACACGTAGAACATGAGCAACCTTTTTATCAATTAAGCAATCTACCAGTTTTTAAAATGAGATGTCATCTCTTTGAATATAATGATGAAGATTTTGATACAGGTGTTCAGGCAATTCAAAATATTGAAAAAGAACATGCTTATCAGTATATATTAACATTAGGAGAAAATGGAGCTATTACTATCGGGGGTACAGCTTCTCAAACTCTCAGTAGTGGTGTAGTTATTAGCGGTGAAGTACAGAAATATTCAGACTCTGATAACAAGATGCATCTTTCTCATGTAGGCGCAGATGACGGTTTATTCCATACATTTGTCACTAGTGAAACCATTTTGGTAGATGGTGTTAGTCGTACTGTTATAGCTGTTACAGAAGATAATCAGATATCTGAAAATGAACAGAATGATGACTTTAGTCCGTCTGGATTAAGCTTCCTTGATTTCAGTGAAGATAATCCATTCGGCGATCCGGAGCTTAATTAATGTTTGGTACCCATTTTTATCACCAAAAAATTAGAAAATGTGTTGCTATATTTGGCGCTCTTTTTAATAATCTATATGTACTAAGAAAAAATTCTTCTGGACAAGTCGTTAGTCAGATTAAAGTTCCTTTGTCATATGCACCTAAACAAAAATATCTAGAAAGAATTAGAGAGCAGCCGGATCTGGATACGACAGATACAAGAGTTGCTATTAAGTTACCTCGTATGTCTTTCGAAATTACTAGTTTTACTTATGATACACAAAGACAATTGACAAAGATTTCTAATTTTAATACTACAGGAACAGCTTCGACAAACAGACAAAAATTCTATTCACCTGTACCGTATAATATTAATTTTCAATTAAATGTATATGCAAAAAATCAAGATGATGCGCTGCAAATTGTAGAACAGATACTGCCAACATTTAATCCACAGTATTCTTTAACTATTAAACCATTCGGTGTAGAATATCCAGATTTTAAAGAAGATATACCAATTGTAATACAAAGTGTTTCTTTCTCCGATGATTTTGAGGGAGCAATGGAACAAAGACGTACTATTGTTTATACTCTAGATTTCGAAATGAAAGTCAATTTCTATGGAGCTATAGCTACTAAGGGTATTATCCGTAAAAGCATCGCAGATATATTTGAGATGAATACTGGATTAGCAGACTCGGATTTAAAATTAGAAAGAATAGCAGTTGAACCAGATCCATTGTCTGCGATCGGATTAGCTGATAGTGATTTTGGATTTACGACTACTATTACACCGTCAATTGATAGTGCATAAGGAAATAAATTATGGCTGAAAAAGACTACTCTACTCCATGGGATCTTCCGGAAAATTGGGACGAATTAACTGAAGAGGAAAGAGAAAATATATTAGATAATTTGCTGCCTACTAATCCAGATTTCGTGCCTGAGATTTGTCCTAATTGTGGACATGATTGTCACGAAGAAGGCTACCCATGTCTTGAAGAAAATTGTTCATGTGAATCTTGTACTTGCGGTACATGTACACCGGATTATGTAGAATGAAAGAGTCAAAAGATAATTTAAAGAATGATTATGATTATTCTCGAGAAACATATTACGAATTAATTGAAAAAGGTAAAGATGCTTTAGAGAATATGATTGAGGTCGCCCGCGAGAGCGAGCACCCGCGAGCGTACGAAGTATTATCAGGTATGATTAAAAATGTATCTGATGTAAATGATAGATTAATGGATTTGAACAAGAAGCAGAAAGAAATTAATCGAGAAGAAGTAAAACAAGTTGGTAATACTACTAATAATGTATTTCTCGGTTCTACATCTGATCTTCAAAAACTATTACAAAATGATAAAGAAATTATAGATGTTACACCAAAATGAGAATTACCTCGGTAATCCAAATGTAAAACGTGACGGTGTACTTCAAGAATGGTCTGAAGATCTAGTTAGAGAATATGCAAAATGCATGGGTGATCCTATATACTTTGCAGAAAAATACTGTAAAGTAATTTCTCTAGATGATGGATTAGTTCCATTTAAATTATATCCCTATCAAAAGAATATGTTTAGGCACTTTAATGAGCATCGGTTTAACATTGTATTGGCTTGCAGACAATCGGGAAAATCGATATCGGCATGTGCGTACTTACTCTGGTTTTCATTATTCAATTCAGAAAAAACGGTGGCGGTTCTTGCGAATAAAGGGGCAACTGCTAGGGAAATGTTATCTCGTATCACGCTTATGCTGGAGAACATTCCGTTCTTTCTTCAACCGGGATGTAAAGCGCTTAATAAAGGATCAATCGAATTTAGCAATAACAGCCGGATCATTGCTTCTGCTACTAGTGGTAGCTCTATTCGCGGTCTTTCAGTAAACCTCCTATATCTAGATGAATTTGCCTTTGTAGAAAGGGCAGCAGAGTTTTATACGTCAACCTATCCTGTGGTATCTGCTGGTAAAGATACAAAGATTATTGTTACCTCTACTGCAAACGGTATTGGTAATACTTTTTATAAGATATGGGAAGGCGCAACTCAAGGTATAAATGAATTTAATCCATTTAGGGTTGATTGGTGGGATGTACCAGGTCGTGACGAAGAATGGAAGAAACAAACAGTAGCAAATACTTCTCAATTACAATTTGATCAGGAATTTGGCAATACATTCTTCGGTACCGGTGATACACTTATTAATGCAGAAACATTAATGGGATTTAGAGCCGGTAAATATGAAAAAATATTAGAAGGTGGTAACCTTATTGTTTATAAGGAACCTTTAAAGAATCATGATTATATTATGACAGTCGATGTTGCGAAGGGAAGAGGTCAGGACTATTCAACTTTTAACTTGATCGATATTAGCGTCCGCCCGTTTCAACAGGTTGCTGTATATCGCAATAACACTATCTCTCCTTTGCTCTTCCCGAATATTATTTATAAATACGCAAAGTCTTATAATGATGCTTATGTAGTAATTGAATCAAATGACCAAGGAACAGTTGTCTGCAATGGTTTATATCATGATCTAGAATATGAAAATGTACATGTTGAATCTGCTGTAAAAGCAAATGCAATTGGTATTGAAATGAATCGTAAGGTCAAAAGACTTGGATGTTCAGCTATTAAGGATATATTAGAAAATAATAAGCTAAATATCGTAGATGAAAATACTATTATGGAAATATCGACATTTGTTGCAAAGGGGCAATCCTATGAAGCATCTGATGGTAACCATGATGATTTAATGATGAATCTAGTTATGTTTGGTTATTTCTCATCGACTCAGTATTTTGGAGATATGACCGATATTAATTTAAAAGATATGTTATTTAAACATAAAATGAAAGAAATTGAAGATGATATTGTACCGTTTGGCTTTATTGACGATGCATCGGAACACATTCAAAGGATTGAACAAGAAGAGTCGCCATGGGCGATAGAATACTCCAACGAGTTATAAAATTACAATTATTATAAATAATACTAATTGAAGATAACCGTATCATGAAATTCTTATAATTCGTAACCGAGAAGGAAAATAATATGGCACTCTTTACACCGTCCGAATCACCAGCGGTTGTCGTCAAAGAGATAGATCTGACTGGCGGTGTGCCAAATGTCCAGTCAACTACAGGCGCAATCGTAGGTAATTTTAGATGGGGTCCAGTTGGTCAGCGCACAGCTATCGCCAATGAAGCAGAATTGGTAAGTACCTTTGCTTCACCAGACTCGTCTAATACAATAGATTTCCATAACGCAGCATATTTCTTGCGTTATTCAAACTCTTTACAGGTAGTAAGAGAAGCTACTGCATCTGCATATAATGCTCGTTCTACAACAGGGCAGACAGCAGCTGATAGTAACGGATCTTTACCTCTAGAGACTGTTAACAATAAAGATGATTTTGATGCACAACAATCTGCATTAGATTCAGATAGTCATACATTTTTGGCTAGATATCCTGGGGAAATTGGTAACTCTCTTAGAATTTCTATTTGTCCATCAAGTGATTCAGCATTTTCCGCATGGTCATATGCATCATCATTTGATACAGTACCAGGAACAAGCACATTTGCCACTAATAAAAATGCATCAAACGATGAAATTCATGTGGCAGTTATCGATAAGAATGGTACTCTATCAGGTACAGCCGGAACGATTTTGGAAACCTTCCCCTATGTTTCAGTAGCTTCTAACGCTAAAACTGACGAGGGACAAACCAACTATGTTGTTGATGTTATCAATGAAAGATCTCAATATGTTCATATGGTTGGATTTGATTCCAATTACGCAAATGCATCAGCAGGAGCGGGATCAACTGCAGATAGCGGAGATAATTTCTCTCCAGGATTAACTGCAGCAACCAACTACGATTTTGCAAATGGTGCTAATTCAGGCGCTTTGACTACATCAGAATTTCTATCAGGATTTGATCTTTTTGAAGATAAAGACACTGTAGAAGTTGACTTTTTGATTGCGCCAGGTATGGTAACTCGTGTAGATCAAACGACTGTTGTTAATGATTTGGTTTCAACAGCCAGTTCATTAAGAAAAGATTGTGTTGTTATAGGTTCACCAGCAAGAAATGATGTTATTGGTATTACTTCTGCAGCAACAGCGGTAACAAATGTAGTTGCAACTGCCAATACCTTTACTAAGAGTTCTTATCTAATAACTGATAATAACTATCTGAAAGTCTACGACAAATATAACGATCAGTATATCCAAATTCCAGCTTCTTCTTCAACAGCTGGTATTATGGCAGCAACTGATTTGAATAGAGCCCCATGGTTTTCACCAGCAGGTTCTAGACGTGGTCAATACTTAGGTATTACTTCACTAGCATATACACCTTCTAAATCACAAAGAGATACTCTTTATAAAGCAGGTGTAAATCCAATTGCAAACATTCCTGGTCAAGGGGTACTACTGTTTGGTGATAAAACCAATCTTGGAAGACCTTCTGCATTCGATCGTATTAACGTACGTCGTCTTTTCTTGGTTCTTGAAAGAGCAATCGGTAGAGCAGCAGAACAAGTTATGTTCGAATTCAATGATGAATTTACAAGAGCAGAATTTGTTAACATCGTAGAGCCAGTATTAAGAGAAGTAAAAGGCAGACGTGGTATTACTGATTTCCGTGTCGTTTGTGACGAAACAAACAATACAGCAGCAGTAGTCGATCGTAATGAATTCATCGCCAATATCTTCATCAAGCCGGCACGTTCCATCAACTATGTCACTTTGAACTTTGTGGCAGTTAGAACTGGCGTCGACTTCGAAGAAGTCGTAGGCACAGTTTAATAGCGCTAAGGAGATAATAAAATGGCAATTTTAGGAGTTGATGATTTCAAATCCAAACTTAGAGGTGGTGGCGCTAGGCCTAATCTGTTTAAAGCTACTATTAACTTTCCAGGTTATGCAAATGGTGATCCTGAATTAACGTCTTTCCTTTGTGAAACGGCGCAACTTCCAGGATCTACAATGGGTATTATTGTAGTACCATTTCGCGGACGTCAGTTAAAAATGGCTGGTGATCGTACATTCGCAGAATGGACAGTTACTATCATTAATGACACCGACTTTGCAGTTCGGAATTCAGTTGAGCGTTGGATGAACGGTATGAATGCACATAGTGCAAATACCGGTCTAACTTCACCAATTGATTACGAAGCAGATTTAAGAGTAGAACAATTGGATAGAGATGGAAGTTCACTTAAGGAATATATTTTCCGCGGTGCATTCCCAACTGATCTAAGCCCAATCGATCTGAACTATGGATCAAACGATGAGATCGAAAGATTTCAGGTTACGTTCCAGTATCAATATTTTGATAGCTTAAATCCGTCTACTACATCTTAGATAAATATATGAAAGAGAGCGGGTTCGCTCGCTCTCTTCTTACTCTAATTAGGAATTTATAATGGCAGATAATAGATCACTTAAGTTATTTGGCTTTGAAATTAAAAAAGCAGAAACCGAAGATCCAAACAAAAAGCCTTCGATTGTACCTGCTCGTGACGATGACGGCGCAGGTTATGTAACTGCAGCTGGTACTCATTATGGGCAATACATTAATATCGATGGCGATGATTCAAAGGATAATTACCACTTAATTATGAAATATCGTGGTGTTGCTATGCATCCTGAAGTAGACATGGCTATTGAAGATATTACTAATGAATCAATTGCCGGCGGTGAACTAGAACAATCCATTGATGTTAATATGGATAATCTTGAGCAAAGCGATAAGATTAAAAAGATTATTAAAGAAGAATTCGATAACATTTATAGTATGCTAAACTTTAATGAATTAGGTCATGATATTTTTAGAAGATGGTATGTAGATGGACGTATTTTCCATCACTTAGTTGTAAATGAATCTAATTTAAAAGCAGGTATTCAAGAGATTCGTCCTATCGATTCTGCAAAAATGCGGAAAGTTAAACAGGTTAAAAAGAAAAAAGATCCTCAAACCGGTGTTAACTTAATCGAAAAAGTAGACGAATATTATATTTACCAAGAAAAACCAGGACAAGCAAACTCAGGTGTAAAACTTACACTTGATTCAGTTTCATATTGTACATCTGGTCTTCTCGATGAAGGTCGTAAGAAAGTTATTTCTTATCTTCATAAAGCACTTAAACCAATTAATCAATTACGTATGATGGAAGATTCTTTAGTCATCTATCGTCTCGCACGTGCGCCCGAGCGTCGTATCTTCTATATTGATGTAGGTAATTTACCAAGAGGTAAAGCTGAACAATATATGAAAGATATTATGACTCGTTATCGTAATAAGCTTGTCTATGATGCATCATCCGGGGAAATCAAAGATGATCGTAAACATATGTCAATGCTTGAAGATTTCTGGTTACCAAGGCGTGAAGGTGGGCGTGGTACTGAGATCAGTACTTTACCCGGCGGGGAAAATCTAGGACAAATTGATGATATTGTTTATTTCCAAAAAAGATTATATCGTTCTTTAAATGTACCTATTTCTAGATTAGAATCTGAAAACCAATTTAGTCTTGGAAGATCTACAGAAGTTTCAAGAGATGAATTAAAATTTCAGAAGTTTATCGACAGACTTCGTACAAGATTTGCACATCTTTTTTATGATATTCTAAAAAAACAATTAATTCTAAAAGGTGTTATTGCTGAAGAAGATTGGAATGGTATTAAAAATGATATTGTTCTTGATTTTGTTAGGGATAATCATTTTACAGAATTAAAGAATGCAGAACTATTAAGAGAAAAATTACAAACATTAGATCAAATTTCTAATTATGTAGGTGAATATTTCTCTAAAGAATGGGTCCAAAAAAATATTCTTCAATTTTCTGATGAAGATATTGAAAAAATTAATAAAGAAATGTCAGGGGAACAAGAAGAACAGCCTGATGAAGAAGAGCAGCAGCAAGCTGAACCATCTCAGAAATTTGAACTAAAACCAGTTGCAACTCAAGGAGAATAAATTATGAGTGAAGAAGTACAAGCGGAAGTAGAAACCAATCCGATTGAAGATATGATTAATTATGCTATTGACCAAAATTTTAATAAAGCCAACAATTTATTTAATGATATGGTTACTATTAAAATGTCAGATCTACTTGATCAAGAAAAAATCAATGTAGCTAATCAAATGTATAACGGAGTAGAGCCTGATGATGAGGATGATGAAGACCTCATGGGGGATGAGGATGACTCACAGCTCGAGCTTGACCTTAACTCAGAAAGCGGCGATGAAGAAGAAGAAGATGACGAAGAGTCCGATAGTTACGGAGAGTATGATGAGCTCGAAGACGAAGATTAATTTAAAATAAAAAACAACATTATTATAAATAATAAGTAGAAAAAGAAATGAAATCATTTTTTCAGATTCGGGAACTAACCGGCCGGATGCCAAAGGGTAAACATGTCTTTGATAAAAAGATTAAGGGTGTGTCTGTCATGGTACATAAAGATCAAGGTCGCTATGTTACGTATGTGGATGGCGATAGGCTTGATGCTTATTCGTCTCAAAAAGAAGCTGAGAAAGCAGGATTAGAATTCGTAAAGGTTTATAAAAAATGAAACTGATATCAGAATATACTGAAGATAATTTAGAGGTGCTTACTGAAGCTCGTAAAGATGGAGGTAAATCCTACTCTATCGAAGGTGTATTCATGTCAGCTGAACAAAAAAATAGAAACGGTAGGATTTATCCTAAAGACGTCATGGAAGGTGCTGTTAACAAGTATAATGTTGAACAAGTACAAAAGGGACGTGCAGTTGGTGAATTAAATCACCCTGAAGGACCAACCGTTAATCTAGATAAAGTTTCACACAAGATCGAATCCCTTGATTGGCAAGGTAACGATGTTGTTGGAAAGGCAACCATTTTGGAAACTCCGATGGGTCAGATTGTTAAAGGTCTACTCGATGGTGGTGTCAAACTGGGTGTTTCGACTCGTGGTATGGGAAGTTTGCAGCGAAATAATGACGCAATGATCGTTAAAGGCGATTTTCTACTGAATGCAGTAGATATTGTTCAGGATCCCTCCGCACCTAGCGCTTTTGTTAATGGAGTTATGGAAGGTGTTGAGTGGGTATGGAACAACGGCATTATTGAGCCACAAGCTATTGAAAAAATGGAGACTGAAATTAAAAAGGCTCCACGTGCTGATCTCTATGAGGCTCAGGTTCGTGAGTTTAAGAATTTCCTCTCGTTGCTCAAAAATAAATCGTAAAAGGAGTCAATTATGACTGATGAAAATCAAATCGAAGATCAAGAGATTGACCTCCATGATGACAACGAAGTCGTGGAAGAAGCTCATGATCCAAAGAATGCTGAAGCACAGTCTGTAGCATCTGTTGATAAAGCAGGTGAAGCAACTGGTACTGCAGCAAAGCGTAAAGGCGATTCGGGTAAACAAGATCCAATGCCAAAAATGCCAGGTACAAAGGCTGGTATGATTAATGCTTTGTACATGAAAGCATCCAAGATGAAAAAAGAAGATCTTGCTGCTATGTACGGTAAAATCATGGCTGAAGATTTCGATACCGAAGATGGTGTAGTAGTTGAAAATGATATTTCAATTAACTACCAGGCAGATTTCTCTGATGACTTAAATGCAATTATGGCTAATGAAGCTACATTGTCTGAAGAGTTCAAAGAGAAAACCGCTATCATTTTTGAAGCAGCTATTAAATCAAAGCTTGCTGAAGAAATCGATCGTCTTGAAGAAAAATACAACGAAGAATTAGCTGAAGAAGTAGCTACTACTAAAGCTGATCTCGTAGAGAAGGTAGACAACTATTTAAACTACGTAGTTGAAAACTGGATGGAAGAAAATAAAGTAGCCATCCAAACTGGTCTAAGAACTGAAATCGCCGAAGACTTTATGAATAAGATGAAAGATCTGTTCACTGAGTCATACATCGACGTTCCAGAATCAAAGATCGACCTGGTTGACGAACTCGCTGAAACAGTTGAAGAGCTAGAAGAAAAACTAAATGCTCAAACTGGTAAGGCAATCGAAATGGCTGAAGAACTTGAGTCATTCAAGCGCGATGCAATCATTCGTGAAGCATCACGTGATTTGGTAGAAACCCAAGTCGAAAAACTTAAATCTTTAGTCGATGATATTGATTTCGATGACGAAGAGACTTTTGCTAAAAAAGTAGCTACTGTTAAAGAATCATATTTCAA